CTAACAACTGCTTCAACCTGACTTCGCAGGTTAAGCAAATGTTATGCGGATTCTACGCCAGATAACAAGTTATCTGGACTCCGAACGGTCGGAGATAAGGAAGAGCCGTTCAATTCGGCAATCCGCAAAAGGGCAGGTTCGATTCCTGCTCGGTTGTTGAGGGCTGGAGCGGAGGGAGTTGGGTTCGAGTCCCAATGATACAGGCGAGAATGGAAAAAGACCCTATCTTGCTAACTCAGGGAGCAGTAACACAGGGATGCGGCTGTAACGCATAACAACTGCTTCAACCTGACACCTGCGGTGCAGGTTAAGCAAATGTTAGCCATATCGTCCACGGTATAAGCGCAGGGGGCGCTTATACCGATTACCGACCAAGCCCCATTGGAGGTGTTGCGAATGAAATCATATATGAGTAAGAGTAAAAAGAAATGAAAGACGTAATTATAATCCAAGGCGACATGCAGGACTTTGTTGTCAAGGTCCGCAAGATAGGTCGACACGTCATCGTATCGACGAGCAGTGAACCTGTTGCACGCAATGTTCACAGAACCATTGTAGAGGTGTACACAACGTCAGATGAGCCAAGGATAGGCTTCGTTGACACTAACGATAAATAAACATTGGAGGACTTATGGAAATACGAAAACTCACATCATTCGATGATGTGCGTGAAGTTGCGTTCATCACAGCTCGCATTGACCGGAGTGAGCTCAAGCATGGGGCACATGGCAAGACTGCTGCCTTCTACTTCAAGGCAGAACATTCACCCATTCGAGCCTTTGTTATCCGAATGATAGCGTTAGGGCTACCAAAGCGTGTGGTTTCTCATTTGGTTAGGCACGTTCACAGTGTTCCTTTCGTATCATCTTCACGCCCAGATTGGTTTCCAGAACATAAAGACGATGACGTTGCCGACTTGGCTCAAGATTTTAACGCACAAGCTCTTATTGATATGGCACGCAAACGTCTTTGTCGGCGCACTTTTCACGAAACACGTAAAACTGTAGAAGAGCTGAAACAAAAACTCATGGAGAGCGACGATGATGTTCTGAGGGAACTTGGTAAAGTCCTCGTTCCTAACTGTATCTACCGGTGTGGATGTCCTGAAGGTAAGAATGAGTGTGGCTTTTATAAACACTTTATCTCTGCAACCCCAGTATCTGCTCTTCATCAGATAGACACTCGATACGACCTATACAACAAAAGTTTTCTAAAGCTCACTTAGAGCTTTAATATAAGTATTTGCTACATAAGCAAATACTGTCCCGTGGGAGCCTCGTGTCAAACATCCATTAGGCGGAGCCTATTCGGTTCAAACCCGAAACGGGACATTTGTCATTAAATGACAAGGGGGTTTATATGCAAGATTTGCAGGAAACACGACGAGAGAGTAGTCGTGGGTTTCACTTTATCAACACGTATCAATCGTGTCCAAGAAAGTGGTACCTTCGCTACCCTTGCGGGCTTTTACCAAAGTATACTGGGAAAGCGCTTATCTTTGGGAAAGCATGGCATAATGGCCTAGAGCAGGTCTATCTAGGGAAAGGGTACGATGCTGGGTTAGCAACGCTGAAACAAGAGCTGCTTGATATGCAGGGCGAGTATCAAAACCAATCGGACTTTGAGTCAGATTACACAAGAGCTGACATCCTGTACGAAGCTTGGTATTCAGAAGTTGGCCAGAAGCTCCTGGACGAATACACAGTCCTTCATGTCGAAGAAGAACTCTATCCATCTGTTGGCGGGCTCTTCACGATGACTATTCGGCCAGACGCAGTTATTAAGCGCAAGTCAACCGGAGAGATATTCATTGTGGAGCACAAAACAACTGCTTACTCCATCGCAAACATGGTATCCAATGTGAATACTCAGGACCAGATAACAGCGTATATCTGGGGCTTACTCCAGACAAAACCAGAGTACAAGCTCAACTTCACTGGTGTATTGCTGGATGTGGCATTTCTACAGATGCGTAATGGTGTCCCAGCTAGAACTGGGGCGCAGGTATCACAGACTATCCTTTATCGCAACGAGACGGCCCTCGGAGAGTTTGAGCTAAATATGTTAGGGCTCTTTAACGAACTCGGTCAGAAGGTCAAGATGCTCTCATCTTGCCCCCCAAAATCGTCCGATTTCTTGATGCTTCAGGCTCAGATGTTTCCACGGAATGGTACGAGTTGTTCGCTGTTTGGTTGTGAGTATGAGGATATTTGCAGGTCAAGGATTGTACCATCACTAAACCAAAGCTTTCCGTTGTACACGGTGGAGCCTTGGGAGGGTTGGACAATAAATGAGGAGAAGGAGGATTAGCATGATGAAACCATACAGACAGCTGGAGTTTTGGACAGACGCAGAGCTCAAAGAACTTCAGAAGAAGAATGGTTCCTCGAGGTCAATGGCAAACAAGATAGCGGAGTTCATCGCTTCGTGTATTGCTGGATTGATATTGGGTTGGGTGATTTATAGTTTATTAAACCATTAGGAGGAAATATGGCTACGTATTCATCATTCATATCCGCATTTGTCAGTGCGGACCAGACTAAGACATTTCGTGTCTTAATCTACGGTAACCCAGGTTCAGGGAAAACTTCGCTGGCTGGTTCTTTTCCAAAGCCCCTTATCATAGACACAGATAAGGGTTTGCGTTCGTTGGCTTCAAACACAAATGCTGACATCAAAGTATTCTCTTTGCCCAGCAATCCAAGTGCTCCAGTGTTTAACACAATTTACACGTTGCTGAACGATGCTCGCATGGGTCAGGGAGACTTTGCCCCTAACGGACCTCTGGCTGACAGACAAACCATTGTCATTGATACAATATCTGCTCTTGCAGATGAATACCTATTGAGAGAGATAATGCTCCAGAACAAGCGGGACCCGTTGGTAGATAAAGCTCAGTTTGATGACTATGGACGTCTTAAAACAGAACTTTCCCAAATTGGGAACCTTCTGAAGGATGTCTCCCAGAAGTTCTACGTTGTAGTCACAGCTCTGGTCGATGAGGAGAAGGACGAACTAACTGGTGCTCTTGAAGGAAAGCCGCTAATGACTGGTAAGTATCGAGACCTTATTGGTGGTGTCTTTGACGAAGAGTATTATCTTGAAGTAATTGATACTGGGGCTGCCCCTAAGTACGTTCTTTATGCTACTAAGTATCGGTGGTATGAAGCAAAGACCAGGCTACTCAAAGTTAACAAGCTGGAAAATCCAAGTTTTGCAGTATTACAGCAAAATCTACGAATTCCTGCAAAAACAACTTGACGACAAAGAAAAGTCGTAGTATGCTCATAAGACCTGACTTTCGAGACGGCTTTCGTATGAGGCCACGAAAGCAGGGTGAGAATATAGGAGACCATTATGGCTCTGTTTAATGCAAAAGCGTTGAAGGACGCACCCGTAACCCAAACTCTGGAACCTGGACGGTATCAGGTTCGTATTGTGAAGGCAGCTCGTACTGCCTCTAAGCGGACATCCACACCTGGTATAGAGCTTGAGTTTCAGGTAGTCCTCGGACCAATTCAGTCCAATGGGGCTGACCCTCGCAATCGCCACATCTTCGATACAATCTGGGCATCGACCAACCCTGAGAAAATGGGGCCCTTCCTTGCCAAGATAAAGAAACTGGCTATCTGTACCAACTTCGACCTTAGTCAGGCTGAAAGTATGACTGACGACCAGTTTGAGGAAGCCCTGCTTGCTCATCTCCTTCAGAAGGAACTCATTGTTAAAATTAACAATGAGGAATACAATGGCAATCTTCAGGAACGTGTTCAGGATTTTGCACCGTTAGCTTAACGTAATCAATGGGAGAGCGTATGCTCTCCCTATCTTTTTCTAGGGAGGCATAAATGGCAGTACGACTTGATAGAAGCAATCTCAGCATAGTGACTGACGAAATTAAAACACGAAGGACTTTTGAGGCAACTGTAGAAGATATAGGTGAAGTCTTTTCACAGCTCCCTTATAGCGCAGTTGCAATCTTTAAGAATAAACTCGATGAGAGCTCTAAGGAAGAACATGGTCAGTTGGCTATCGTGGCTAACGTACCTTCTGTCAGCTTTCTTCTTCAATCCTTGCATTCAATAGCCCGTATTATCTACGAGGCTACTGAAGAGGCCGACAAGAACATGATACCTCAAATTGAACGTGAGCTGTTTGATGCCGTTGCTTATAAGTCAGACAATTTTGATTTGGAAGTAATCAAGAGGAAGTGAGATTGGCGTAATAGGGTAGGCTGGCGCATTGCGGGGAGGTTCGATTCCTTCCCCTACTCATCAGATGTCCCTAGACCGGAGAAAGTTTGGGGGGCAAACAATCGAAGGCTACGGACACTGGGGCTCCCCCTATGGGGAGCCTATTTCTTGCTTTGGGGTATTACTATGCCAAAGGTAAACATTCCTAAAAACACATGGATAGATAGCATATCCACTGTATTCTTTGACCAGGGATACCATGCTGGACGTTATGGTATCGAGTTATACTTTTCCGGAGGGGACTGTCCATCTCCAGAATTTGCTGCTGAAGTTGTCGAAAGTGTTCTAAAAGTGAGAATGAATGAAAATCCTGAGTTGTACCCGATTATTCGTTTCAGGGGTTTATTTTCACGTACTGGAGCTGAGGATATTCGAGCTCTTATTAAGCTCTTTTCCAGATGGGGTTTTAAGGTTCACGTCCTCATGAAGGACGACACCACTGTTCCTTGGTTTGATGAGTGCCACTGGAAAGTAGTAATCATTGAGAAGCCCCGCTTATTGAACGTAAGTGCCAACGAAGTCTGGTACATACCATTACAACAAACAGAAGTACCTGAACCTGCCTTTCCGCCAAACACAGACTATAAACTTTATATATTAAAGGGTCTTCCTCAGACCACCACTTTGAACTTCATGTGTACTTGCAAACGACTTTGGTCTCTTCTTTAGGAGGGTGTCATGTACCATCATCGAACTGAATCACGTTGCTCATTATGCCCATTAAACGGGAAAAAAAAGGTTGTTGGTGTTAGTCCTGACGTAGGAAGGCCCCTGTTTGCCATCTTTGGGGAAGCCCCTGGAGCTGACGAAGAAAACCTTGGTGTTCCTTTTGTCGGCGCTTCAGGTTCCATGCTAAACTGGGCTCTCAAAACAAATAATATCAACCGCAATATGTTGTTCATAAGCAATGTTATTGCTTGTCGTCCGCCAGAAAATGACATCAACTCGAACGAAGGAAAGTATGCGATACCCGCGTGTCGCTCCGGCTTCTTTGTTGACCTCGAATATCTGGCTTCAAACAACGTAACAACGATTATGGCTTTAGGGGCAACAGCTTCTAAGGCTTTTGGTATTGATACACCAATTACCAAAGCTCGTGGCTCTGTATACACCTATGTTTTCAACAGACCATCTGGAGAAACCTTTAAGTTCTTTGTGATACCGACATATCACCCTTCTTATGTCATTCGAAAGCACTGGAAGAAATCTGGTGGAGGAACCGCCGATAACGCTGTAGCTTGGTTATCTGACTTTGAGAAAGCTGCTCGTATTGCTAAAGATGGTTGGGAGAAGCCTAAAGAAGAGTTCAATCTCAGTCCTACTCCACAGGATGTTGAGAACTTTGTTGCTAGGGCTATTAAAGAGAATAGACGGATTGGGCTGGATACAGAAACAACATCACTTAACCGTTCTCTCGCTACTATTGTGGTCTTAGGGCTTGCTGACTCACCAACCAGTGGTATCTGCATACCGTTCCGGACAGCGCCAAATATGCCTGCATATACAGCCTCTGGATGGGCTCGCATAGAGAAGGCCCTAAACAAACTCTTTCAATCCGATGTTCCCTTTGTTGTGCAGAATGCCCTATACGACTTACCAATCTTGAGACGATTAGGATTTCCTGTAAATCCTGACCACGTTGACGATACAATTATGCTTCACCATACCATATCGCCTGAAGCAGAACATAACTTAGGGTTCATTACGTCCATCTATGGAGAAACACCTTATTGGAAAGAGACTTTTTTAAGCAAAGAAGGCTCCATCTGGGATATGGACCCAACTGAACTTCGCACCTACAACATGCGGGACTGCGTTGTACTACTTCAGATATATGACCGCATGGTGACTGATATAAAGAAAATGGGCTTATGGGACTTTTATAACGAAGAGGTCAAGCCCCTTCTTGCTCCTGTGTTAGAGATGACTGAGCGAGGTATTTATATCAACCTCACTAAGCTCCACAAATGGAAACAGGGTGTTGAGAAGCATATTAACTCTTTACATAGCAAGCTTTTAGAGTTAGGTAATTTGCCATCGGAGTTCAACCTTGACTCAACAGATGATATGCGATGGTTCCTTTATGGTCAGCCTTCAAAAAAGTTTGAGCGCTTGGACGAGCTAAGTTCGATTACAGAGCAGTTTGCACTACGAGAACGAATGCTTCGCGAGGCTAAGGCTGCTCTAAATGAGTTTGAGTCTGTTGCTTGCCCCCCAAATTGTTCGACGAAGGAAGAGTTAAAGTGGGTCAAGAAGCGTGATAAACTCATAGTGGCAGTTCATAAGGCTGAAGCTCAGCTTAATCGGATGCGAGAGGGGAAGAAGTATCAGGAGTACATGGAGCTTCTAAAACTGAAAGAGCAGGTAAAGCCATTGTATGATGTTACCAAGGCTGGATACCAGCTTAAAGAGACAGAGACTGGCCTAGCTGCTGTTAACAGCGAATCGTTACTCATGCTGAAAAGTAAGCTTCTTAATCGACGAGAAACGATTAAGGAGTTCACTCGTAAAGATGGAAGCGATGAGTTGCAAGACTTAGAAAAATTACTCAACTGGTTGAATATGTTTGAAGAATATAGAAAAACACAGAAACTGTTGAGTTCCTTTACAAAGTATTCCCCTGACTTAGATGGCCGTATTAGGCCGAACTGGAAAATGGCAGGTACTGCAACCGGTCGTCTTTCATGTCAAAATCCTAACTTAATGCAGTTACCAAAGGCTAGTGAGGATGAGGGAGACTTATCCAATGCTGTTCGTGACTTTTTTGAAGCTGCCCCTGGATATTCATTCATATCTTGCGACTACGTCAACTTGGAAGTTTACATCCTTGCATTTGAGACGTTAGACCCTGGGTTGCTGTTGGTTACTGACCAAGGGTTGAACATTCACGACCTAAATACCAAAAGTCTTTTTGGTATTGATGAGACCCATCCTAAATGGAAATCGTATAGAAAGGCAGCTAAAGTATTCCAGTTTGGTCGTCTTCAGTATGGTGGGAGTGATGAGGGTGTTTATGAGAAGGTGCTTATTCAGGCTCCCGATGCTGACCTAACGTTAGCCCAATTCAAAGAAGCTTCTAAACGATGGTTCAGTGAACATGAGGCTTACGTAAAGTGGTATGAAACGCTTAAAGAGGAAGTATTGTCTACTCGACAAACTAAGACAGGATTTGGTAGGATACGGACCTTTCTTGGAAACGAGAGCGGTATTATTAGAGAGGCACTATCTACGCGTATCCAAGGGTCAGCTGCTTCTCTGGTAAATAGGGCTATGCGACGGATTTTTGATAGAGTTAGGCAGGAAGGGTTAACAGCTTACTTTGTTCTTCAAGTTCATGACCAGTTGGTTATGGAAGTTAAGGATGAGCATATCGAGCGAGTAAAACAAATTATGGTAGAGGAGATGCAACGCCCGTTCATGTTTAGAGGATTTGAGCGACGAGTTGCAGTAGACCCCTCAGTAGGTAAAACATTTGGGGAGGTATAACATGGGGGAATGGGATTTTGCACTTAATTCAGCCCTGGCTGAGCCAGAGACTGACGAAGATGTTGTGACAAGCGCCTTTCATTCTGCAACCAAGTCATCTGGGGAAAAGCGAAAACGGGGGCGACCGTCAAAGTCCCATGGGTCCCAACAACAGGAAAGTTTGGGGGGCACTGAAGAGAAGATAGTGGACTTTGAGGTAGGGAAATACGTAAAGGAAGCTGTCTCTCAGATAATGGTTGTTCGGAACGAAGAGAACGTACGAAGACTTTCAGAGACACCAGTTGGGTTCCATGAACCTGAGCATAAACCATACACTGTTGACGTGGTGGATAAAATTATTCAGGCAAATATGCCGGAACCTGGGTTTCTAACAGACTTTATAAATGTTGGTCGTGGTATGGAGTCACCAACTCTCTTCTTTGCGTGGAATGCTTTGTGGTTATTAAGTACAGTTTTGACACGAGAAGCATGGTTAAGGTGGTTTCCAAAACCGCTCTACCCTAACCTATATGTACTACTTGTTGCTCCACCATCTCTTTGTCGTAAGAGTTCATCCATGTCCATCGCAAATGATTTGCTGAGGGAGCTTCCAAAGTATATGCCTGATACATTAAATGCGTATAAGAAGAAAGTACGTATTATTGCAGGTAAGGCGACAGCAGAAGGTATCCTTGGAGCCTTGTTTCCACAAGAGCGTACATTTTATACCGATAGGCAGATGATAAAGGTTGAAAAGGGTTCGCAGGCTGCTCTTAGTATTAGTGAGTTTGCAGTGTTCTTAGGGAAACAACAGTATAACTCAGGGCTGGTTACATTACTTACGGCATTATTTGATAGTGCAGACGCAGACTCTGAGTTAACACGTGGCAGGGGTGATAAGCTCTTAAAAGACATTTATGTTACTCTTATGGGCGGTGTTACACCAGATGGTTTGAGATTGTCGATACCTGAAGAAGCCTTTGGTGGTGGTTTCATGTCCCGTGTTATTTTAGCTTATCAAGATGTTCCTACGAAAATATATGCTATTCCGAAAAGGTTTGATGGTTATCCAACAATTGACGACCTGTACTATAAGCTCGCTTGGATAGCTGTTCATGCTCAGGGGGAATACTACCTGACTGAGGAAGCTGAAGCGTATTACACAGAGTGGTATATCAAATGGAAAGAAGAGCTCTTTGGTAAGGGCATGGAAAAGAAAGAGGAGTTTCGTTTTGATAACCTGCTCTTGCGTGTCGCAATGCTTCTGCGAGTTCAGGAGTATAGGGAGGGTAGGGATATTCAGATTTGGCATATTAAACTGGCACAGAAACTCCTTGAATACACATTACGTCAGGGTAAGAGAGCCACAGAGGATGTTGGTGCTGGTCAGTTCATGATGGTGTATAACGCTGTCAAGAGAAAGATAGAGCGAGAAGGGACCGTTGTGAGAAGTCGGTTGCTATCATCTTTGTCTGGACGAGGTTTCTCTGCTACACAGATTACAGAGGTTATTGACCAATTGGTACAGGAAGGATTCATTAAGATACGATTACAGGGTCATCTACTTGACCAAAGTAGTCGCAATGGTGCTGAAATGTATGAACTTGTGGGAGGTCAGGAATGAGGTTTGTATCCTTAGAACGAGTGGGTATAGACCCTGAAGAGGTTCGGAAGCTCTATCGAGAGCTTAAGTCTCTACGCAAAACAGCAGAGAAAGTTGGTGTCTCTTATGTTACTGTCAAGTATGTTGTAGGTGATGAAGTATTACCTGTTGGTGTAGTCCCTCTTCCCTACGATTGGCAGGGTAATGGGAGGACACATCGTTTTAAGAAGTGGCATGACGCCCACTTGGGAAAACTTCCTCACAGCCCATCCAAAGTTTGGAAGATGTATGGTCAGAATGATATAACACCAAATGCTATTGAGTGTTATATGCGCAGACGAGCTTCCCTGATTAAACGTTATCTGAAGTCTCTAGGCGACCTTCGTGAGTTGTCAGACAAATACTTGATTGATTCCAAAGGACGAGAAATCCAGCTTGGCATGGTTGACTCCTATGATATTAAGGTGGATAAGTACAATCTAATAGTGGAAATCAAGATGGTGCTTCGATTTGGAGGTGCGACAACTGCACACTTGAGTGTGCAACAGTATATTGCTTTATTCAAAGGAGAAGCGGATGCGCAAAGAATTGCAAGGGAAGAAGTTTGACGAGGGAAAGTTACGCTACGACTTGCTACCGGTTGATGCTCTTGAAGAGGTTGTGAAGGTATTTACTTTAGGGGCAAATAAATACGGTGAAAGAAACTGGGAGCAGGGAATAGCGTATGGGCGATTATATGCTGCTAGTCAGCGACATCTTACGGCTTTCCTCAAAGGAGAAGAGATTGATGAAATTGGAACTCATCATGTTGCTAACGCTATCGTCAATCTTCTAATGTTATTACAGTTTGAAAAAGAAGGGCGACGTGCTGAGCTTAACAACGTCGCCCGTTTTACTAATTCCTGACAAAGATGTTTGTTGGGGTGTATGTACCAGAAAGTGCCTCAATAAGAGCTTTCTGGTACTCGCCCTCAGATGCTGCTGTCATTGCTCGCATGAGACTTTGAGCTTCAAAACTGAACGGTATTACCAACCTCCATGAATTCTGTAATCGTCGCTGAGCTAGCTGACCAGCTGGTCCACCACGCATAGCCTGCAATGTGTCGTTCATGGTTGTATATAACGGACCACCAGCAAAGGCAAATGGGTCAGTAAACTTGAATCCGGAATAGTCTAGTCCAACCAGCCTGAAGGCTTCATACGTTGCTTGCGAAAGAGCAATAAGTTTTACTGCACGAAGTATGCGTTCACTTGCCGTTCCTCTAGCTAAGATAGTGTTATAGAGGTCAATCTGGTTAACTGGAAACACACCAAACTTTCCAAACAGTTTTCCCACCACACCTCTAAACATCAACGGAGCATTGCTTGAATTGTACTCACCCATAAGAATACGAGTAGCCTCAGCTGAAAAGAGGTCCCGCCCTAACTCTGGTTTTCCCATTTTCAGATACTTCTGTATCTGTGCTATCTGGTCATCTGGAAGAATACTAAGTCTCGCAATCTTTACGAACCCATCCCAGTCTACAATTCCTTTTCCCAGCTTCTGGAGTCCATCATCAAAAGCAAGCTCAGCTGCCATGGCAGTCCAAGCTCGTGTCAGTAACTCAGAGCCCTGTTGGTTTCTCATTGACATGTCAAGAACTTTTCTAATTCCTTCTGGTGTATCTATACCAACCGATACCATGTGTTCGCTTATGAGACCTTTATTCTGGAGACGATGTATAGTCGCCATTACACTGCTTAGGGCTTTCTTGTCCCCGCTCTTGAAAACAGCTTGTGAAAGTGCAACCGCAGTATCGGCATACTCATCAAAGATTGCTCTCGTGTTGTTATACTGCATAATGTTTGTAAGACCACGGATGGGACGGGCGCCTAGAGTAGCGAAGGTAGTCATGGATTGAATCTTCTCAAGCCCACGCGGTGTAATTGTTGAATCTGCCCAGTCATCGATAAAGTTTGCAAAGTTCTCCCCAGGAATCAGATTTTTTAATTTCCGTATCCCATCTGCTATTTTCTTACTTGCTTTCAGACTTAACTCACTGGCTAATTCTTCAGCAGGAGAAGTATCCATGTGAGCAAACTCTGTCAAAAACTTTTGTATAACAGCCGCTTCACTTGGAGAAATCGCGTCTATCGTTGGTATCTTTTTACTAAACTCTTTGGCCTTCTGAAGGGCTGGCCCCAGAAACTCATTACGAATTCCTTGAAGAACATAAGTACGAGCTGATTGAAGAATATCATCTGTATACCCAGGAGTAAGAAACATATCCAAACGAGAATGCCTAGACATGAATTCCATTGTCCTTATTGCCTGTGCATCGTTCTTAAATATCTCTTGTAACTGAGCAGCTTTGGACTTCGCGTTAAAAGCTCTTAGGGCTTCGGGGTCTTTCTGGAGCTCAGATATATGAGCACGAACACGAGGAGCATAATCAGTGATAAATCCGACCGCATCGATACCAAACCTCGTTCCATAAGCCTGTAAATACTGTTGAACACGATTCAATACCTTCTTGTCATATTTTGTAAGTTCCATATTAAACACTGACTTAGCAACCATATCACGGTTGCTTTCAGAGATGTTAAGTAAGTGCTGGAACATCTTTAATTTAGCCCTAGATATGGGCTTACCATCGGCCTCAGAGAGGATACTTTCCAACAAAGATACTGCATGAAGAGATTGCGACGCAACAAGACGATTACCTGTAATGAGTTGGTTCGCCACGTCACGAAGCTCCGTTACTCCAGTCTTTGTAGCAATACGATGAATTGTTGAGTACATGGGTCGCCAATACGCCCCAGTTTTTGTCCCAATATCAAACAAGACAGTCTTATTTGGTTTGGCTTGTAAATGAGCATCTAAGTCTTCATTCTTAAGAGCATCTTGAACCTTATCAATAAGAGTATCTTCAATATCAGGGTCAAGCGAAGGAACAACTGACGGGGCCCATTCAGGGTCTGGCGAACCTTTCAGAATGTTTTTGATGTCATCTATTGACTTCACTTGAATAAACTTTCCATCAGAAGTAACAACCTCAACCTTTCCATTCATTGTTGTAATGTAATGTCCCTTACTCACCAATTCACTTTCAAGTGTATGGAAGTCTGTAACAGCTTTGTTAGCAAACGCTTTTGCCTCGGCATAGGATTTGAATGTTTTTCGCATTCCTAAATCAGGCGCCGTAAACTCTATTTTACGCGTGGGTGTCTCAGCAAAGATGAAGCCATTGTCGTCAATGTCAATAATGTTTTTGGTAGCCTTGCCCCCCAAAAATTCCTTGTTACTAGCAAAGGAGTTCATCATATCCCGCAAGCGTTCTGGTGTTGCTACTGCCACGTCTGAGTGAAACTCAATCTTCAAGCCCTCGACATCCTTACGCTTCACTGACGTAAGGAAAGTTTGGGGGGCAAGCGACTCAGGTAACTTTGGTAAGAAAATAGGGTCTGACCCAATTAACTGTTCGAGCGAATCTGCTTTACCTACGATGTTCCCAAATGGGTCACGAGCAAATACTTGCGTAACTTTTGTTACAGGGTCAACTTCTTTACTAAGAATCAGGCGAGTATTTTGATAAAGCATGCTCTTATATGAATCAAAATCTAATTGTTGTGAAGATGCTAAAACCTTTTCAAGGAAGTTATTGGCCTCGAAAGAGTTCTTGAAGACGGCTTTTGTTCCATCTGGGAACTGCACATGATAACCATTAACATCCATAGAGAGGTTCGCTCCTAACTTCTCATATGCAACAGTAAGTGCTGCTGGGTTAAGAGATAAGGGTGGAGTGTATTTTTTGACTATCGTATCAAGAACCTTCGATTGGTTCTTCATTGCCTGACTGTAGTCTGAGGAGGGCATGTCACCAAAGTGCCAATTTTTCATCTTTAAGTAATCAAGATTAAGCTGTTTTGAAAGTAACTCAATATAGGACCGACGCTCTGCCTCTGAGGTTATGCGTTTCGGAATGTAAAGTGTAGGAGATGTCACACCACCCCGCTCAACTGCTGTGGCTACATCATTAACGGAACCAAGTATTTTTATAAATGGTAAGTATTTATCAGCATCCAGGGCTTTCAGTCCACTAGAGTAGGCCAGTAAACGTAGACCATCAACAACTCGTTTTGGGTCAATAAAACCTTCAGCATCTTCCTTAAGGAACTCATAGATAACTGGTGCACCAATCTTGGACCGGAGCTCAACGTTCTTTGGTGAAGTAAGGTCAATCTGAGTTTTGACCCCAACCTTGATGCGCATGTCGGTCTGCCCCCCAAACTGTCCGACTGTGCGACCGAACAACATACGTTTAAGGTCATCAGAAACAGCTTTAACAGGGTCAGTTTCTCGGAGAAAAGACTGTAAGTAGCCAACGCTATCTGAAAGTTTTGGGCCCTCAAATAGTATTAAGTCCCCATCCTTGACAAGATATTTTCCACCCTCGAACTCAATATCTAGGTCTGCAATGCTGGCAAGCATTTTGGCACCATCTAAGGAGGTTGGGTCAATATATTCCCGTTTCTGAATGGTCATAAACCGACGAGCCTTGCGTAAAATCTCATCGGCGTTGTCCATGTGACCAACTACTTCTGCGGATATTTTCCCAGTAACAAAAGTGTTAAGAAGGTTTTTGAACTTCTTTTCGTCACCAATTGCATCGATTGCTTGTAACGTCCGTCTTACTGAATCAGAGTCGTTCAAGTTCAAGTTCTTAAATGTCTGGACAAAGGGCTTGAAAACTTGCTTGACAGCAGCTCGTCCGGCTCCCCACAAAACATCGTTTACGACCCCTTCACCAAAACTTCTGCTAAGATTCTTCCAAAGCTCTGGACTGTTCAAATTATCTTGTGTAACAGCTGCTGGGAAAGTTCGTACTACATCCACAACACCACCCATCATGGCATCTACAGCAAAAGGTGCCCCTTTTAGGAGTAATGTTCTAGCTGTGGGAGATGCGGTTGTTTTTGCCAACTCTCCCAACGATTTATAAATACCTCGCGTAAGAAGCCCAGCTGACTGCTGTCCAAGTGTATTTGCCCCAGCTGCAAATAAACCAGCTGCCTCTGGAGCACCAGCAAGTAAGCCAGTAATAGCGGCATTTTCGACGAAACCGACAGCAAAGGAAAGATTGCTAGCTGTATCCACAGCTTCTCTGGCCTTAACAGGACTGACTACAGTTTGCAGATATTGCACAGCTTTAGTAAGGTCCCTAGCCTTACGAGCAATAGAGGGTTTATCATCACCATCAAAGATTTGTCGTAAGGTATCTGCCCCAGCCATTACGATATTAGCAATTAGACTTTCATTAGCAACTTTTGATTGAACAGTAAACTGTTTGAAAAGCTCTTGTCCTTTTGGGTCCCCCGCCAGTATCTTTCTTCGAATGTATTCGGCATATTTATAATCACCTAAAGGGTCTGAATCGAATAGAGCCTGGGGGTTTTCCTCAAAGGTCTGATACTCTTCTGGAGTTATATCTACCCTTCCAATACCTTCGTAAGCAGGGGCTCCATACACTATGTTCTTCCAAACTTGCTGTTGTTGCTCAAGAGACAACGCCTGTACATCAGAGCGCTTAGACCATTCCTCAATCCAGAACTTATTAAGCACTCCTTGTTGAACAGAGTATGGGGCCTTCTGAAACTCCGGATTTTGATATAACTCTTCTAGTGTCATAAGGTCTCCTCACGGCTTAGTATCATTAAAAACCTGGTGTTTGAGCAGATAAGGGAGGCTCAGGTATTATCTGCTGTGGTTTTTTTGTGGTACTCGTAGTACCATTAGTTGAAGAACTTGTTCTACCTAAAATAGCATCTGTAACCTGATTAACCTGCTGGTCGTACCATTGCCTTGCGGGGTCCATCGCGGTTTCGGCATATTCAACAGTACCACCTTTATTCCAAGGTGCCCGAGTACCAAGCTTATTCGCCATTCCAAATTCTAAAGGTTTAGCAGAGCTAGGTGGTGTTTGCGTGAGCGCTCCCATTACCTTTTGTAACCCAGTCGTTACGTCTTTACTTACAGTTTGGAACTGTTGAAATTGTTCCTTAAGGATAACGTTTCTGTTCAGCGCATCGGCAAAATCGGAGTATTTTCCTGACTTTATACTCTCGTTTACTGACTGCATAAGCTCATTCAGACTATTACTTGTATCTGTATAAATCTTATTAAGTACTTCTGCCGTTTTAAGAATGTCGGCTCCCTGCTGACCACGAGCACTCTCAAATGAGGCCAGATATCGGTAGTAATCACCCAAAGCACCAAGTTGAGCTACTGCCAGTTTGGTGTTCTCCATCTGCTCCATCATCTTTAGATTAGCAGTCTTTTCTCCATATCCGAGGGCTTGAATAGTTGCTGGGTCAAAAGACTGAATCTCGTTATAACGCTGAGACATGAAGCTATTGAGTGTATCAGGGTCTAACTGTTGAAGTTGTTGGAGCACTTTCCCAGCATTTGTTGACACTCGTTTTAGAGCAGTTCTTTTTCCTGGGTCAGTTATATTAGCTTTGTTGAGCGCATTTACAACAGTTTGGTTGTTAGCCACAGATGTTAGCTTAGTAGTAGATACTTGCATCTGGGCTTGAACTTGTTTCTTCTGTGTTTCAGTTAAGGCTTGGGTAGGACCATTGTTCCCTTCTCCAATAGCCTGAGAAACCTTTTGGTTAATCTGGTCGTCAGTCAAACCTTGTGCTTTATAAAACGCAGCTGCCCACGATGGATTACCGACAGCAAACTCAGATATGGCTTCCTCAGACTTTATTGGTTTGAGCCCTTTTTCTTGTGCCCACTTATTAGACTGAATTGCCTTATTATAGAACTCAGCGAAAGCAGCTTCATCTTCCTTCGGAACATAACGTGCTTTTAATGGCTGTAAATTGGCACTGCGTGCCAAATTATACATTTTGGATGCAGTGTCTCGAATAGCAGGGTCCTTGCTGACATCTGGTAGAATAATCTCTTTTGTGGTAGTAGTGTTGAGAGGAGCTACAACCTTATTCTGAGTCAGAGTTGTTTCTGGGTTGGGACCTTCACTGACAGGTGTTGATGTATTCTTCCCCAACGAGTCTGTTTGACTTGCCGTATTTGGCATTACAGGTACAGTTAATGACGGAACTGTTGGCCCTACAGGTTGTTTAGATTGTATGACACTAGGTCCCTTACCTGGAGCGTAGGGGGGCACAACATTAGAAGCTTGTGAAGTATTACCAGTGAGTATAGCCTTTGCTCTGTCACCCAAAACATTTTGGGGGGCAGAGGAAGGAGCGACCTGGGGCTGAGGTTCTTGGCTACCACTTTGGGCATTCTGTTGTTCAATTAGTCCTCCAAGCTGATTAGCCAGTCGTACCTCTTGTCCTAACTGTGTGAGGGCTTCTGGAGACATATATTGAGTGGCTGTATCAGTGAAGTTTTTAAGAAATATGTCCTTCTGCTCCTTACTGGTCATTTTACCAGTAAGTTTGGCAAGGAAGTCTCCAAGTAATCCAGGTTTCTCATTGGTTATATCGTAAAGTTCCTGACCAACTGCTTTGGCAAAAGCAGTATCCTTCTGCATCAGTATCTGATATTCGGGAGATGACATAAGCTGGGCTATTTGAGCTAACTTGGCCAGTCTTGCTGTATCTTCAGCAGCTCCAGCTACCTGAGCTTGTCGTCTAGATTCCCCATACTGATTGATAGCATTTCCAAGATTCTGAAGGGAACTCGCTTGATTATCTACAACGTTACCACCATAAAAAAACTGTGCCATGATTCATACCCCTTTAATTACTTGAGTCCGGATAGACCTTGTATGGCCAGAGCAGCCCAATCCATGAGGCCAGGCTGACGAGCATATTGTGGCTGCCAGTACTGTTGCTGTGTTAGCTGTGCAAGAGCGTCATAGATACTAGCTTGGGAACCTCCGAGCTGTCCTAATAAACCGTAGCCTGAAAGCATATTAGATATCGATTGCTGTTGAGCATTCATTTGGTTAGAAGCGTTTGCGAGACCTACTTGAGTGCCTAACTGAGCGTTGGTTGTTCCAGCTGCAAGTTGATTTTGTGCGTTAGCCAAAGCAGCCTGTAGAGCATTGGCTGCGTTCATAGCACCTGCTTGAAATGCTTGCTGACCTGCCTGTCCATAGCCAGACTGTAACTGACCACCAGTCAAGCCTAATAGGTTATTGTAATTCTGCCCTTCCAGTTGGGCCTGCATTTGAGCTAACTGAGTTTGCATCTGCTGTTGTGGAGCAAGATTGGCTTCCAATAAGGCTTGATTAGCTGCTCCAGAGTTTAAGAGACCTGCTTTTGCCAACTGGTCAGACGTTGACCTTACTGCTTGCTGGCTGGTTAAGTCAGCAAGCTGTTGGGCAGATTGCCGTGTTGGAGACAAAGCAGCTGAAGCCTGCTGATGAGCAAGGTCTTGTAAAGCTGGATTGAGTGCAAGAAAAGCATTGGTTGCAGCATTTGGGTCATAAGCACTAGACACTTGCTGCGCATTAACAGCCCCTGGAGCATTAACTTGCTGGGCAGCTGCATTGGTATAAGAGACTCCTAAGTTTCCATTATTTAATTCCCCAGAAAGACGATTCATCCAGTCACTGAAACTACTTGCAGCACTTTGTGCACCTTGAAGAGCACTGTCCCGATACTTCTGCTCGTCTGCATTCAAAGTAGCAACATCGTTAGGACTACCTATTGGTTTATATCCTCCATAAAGGGCATCAGAACTCATACATTACCTCCTTTATCTGTCTCTCTAATAATAGACCAAACCTCTATGTCACGCAACTGAGGTGGATTGAAAGAGTGGTCTAAAGCTACTCGTCTTAACTTTCCCTCACGCTGGAAATTCATACTACGTAAGTATTTACGAATACTGTGACCAGCATGTTCATCAACTATAAACTCGATACGTTGGAATCTTAGAGCATTGAATAGATAGTCTAGCAGTTGTTTATGTAACTCCTGTTGATGAAAAAACTCTTTATTCTTCGCCAAAAGGTGTAAGCGTACTACTTTACCAATTATTGGGTTATCCAGCATAACTACAGTGTCTTTATAAGGAAACATGAAAGCAATAGCATGGGACTTACACCACAAAGTAAATGCTTCTTTGGTGTCTATACCTCCAACCTTCAGCCATCCTTCTGCAAAAGATTGGAAGTACTCGAAGACATTGGGCAATTCATCGATAGAGTAAAACACTTTAGGAGGACGGACGGACGTTTCCACGAAACACCTCCACAGAACGGTCTCGCAGACGAATAGACATCTCCACAATCTCGTATGGAGGAACATCTGCTTCTACCATATTCTCTGGTACTATTGAATCTAACCTAAAACGAAGGGTAGAACCAGTAATTCTAAAGTTGAGCGCGTCCTCTGTTTTATTTGGACCTATTCTTAAGATACCAAGCTGTTTCCATGTTAGTCCACCATCAGTTGACCCTGAAAGCTGTAGGAAGATAGGCACTATTCGACTTGCCATATCTATTGGCCGCTCATATATTTTGAGACTCAAACGCAGACCAGTTTTCAATGTGTCAGTTGCGCCCAAGTCATAATCTGGTGTTTCAATACGAATTGGTGAGGAACGCCGAACAACATTACCAGATTCGGCGACAACATTCACAGAAACACTGTCATCATATACTAGCAAATACCCGTTAACTTGGAAAGCCACAAGAGCTGGTTTTGCTTCACCAGCCAATACTGTAGACCATAACAAGTTACTTAGTGAGCTATTGGTCCAGGTGTCAGTAGGCGGAACATCAGACCAGTGCCATATCTTACCAAACATTAGCAGTGATGGAGCAACAAGAGGAATGTTTTCATAAACAGACCAACCTTTACTGGTAATATCTAAAACAAAAAGTTTATTACTTATAAAGGAAACTTCACTTGTTCCAACAAGTAGCCTGTTTTGCTTGGAATCAAGACGACAGTAGGTATATATAGGAGCTACCTGACTTATACGTAAGTCATAGGAGATAGCATCTGCTAACGGTCGTACATTAAGTTCAGTATCAACATAGTAAACATTGTCTTGACTTACAAAAACCTGCCCTCCCATAAAACTTGTTATTGCTTTAGGGCCGACAGCAGAGATACCACCAGTCTCAAGCTGGTT